CGTGAACGTAGACGGCTTGCCGGCGATGGCCGACCATGCGATGGTTGCGACGCCTTCCGCGAACGGGGTGCCGTCGGGCTTGACCAGACGCACGGGAATGGACAGGCCGGTCTCGTCGGCCTCGTCGGTTTCCTGTACTACGAGCGTCTGGGTGAGGGGCGCGGCCATCACTCGCTCGCCTTGACGGAGGATGTGGACTTCTTGAGCACGGCGATGCCCTTGGGGTCGAGGATCGCGTAGGAGTACATGGCCTCGGTGCGGTAGGCGATCTGGTTGACGCCCTTGAGGTCATTGCCGGTGTTGTCGGGGTCGCCGTATTCGATGATCTCGCTCCAGATGTCGCGCACCATGCCCCACTTGATGAGGCGGAAGTCGCCGAGGAAGGCGAGGATGCCGGTCGCCGGGGTGATGAGGCGGCCGTTGACCGTGCCGGACGTGGCGGCCGGGATGCCGTCGAGGTTGCCGACCTGAAGGTTGATCGGGATTTCCGGGTAGAAGCGCTGGCCGGTGGAGGGAACGCGGATCTTGCGCAGCTCGTTCGCCATGGTCTTGGACAGGGCGATGCCGTTGATGTCGTACTCGTCGCTGACGGCCTCGGCGAGGCTGTCGATGTCGGCGACGCGATCGTCGGTGGCCGTCACTCTGACCGCGCTTTTGGCGAGCGCGTTGAAGCCTTCGAGGGTCGTTTTCTTCTTGGGGTCGAAGGCGTGGTAGACGACGTAGTCGAGGACGCGGCCCATCGCGGCGGCCTGGTCTGCCTGGATCTTGCTGATGATCTCCAGTTTGGCGTCGTCGTCGGCCCACTGGAGCTCGTTGCTGAGGCGGGTGGTGGTCTGCACCTTGAAGCGCTTGCCGACGACCGGGGTGAGGGTTTCCTCGTAGCTGGACTTCTGCGCGCCTTCGGCGACGACCTCGGCTTCGGAATTGCCGGTGAAGACCATGTAGTCCTTGTCGAGGAAGAGCTGGGGTTCGCTCGGGGACAGTGCGGCGATGGTGCTGGTGTCCTTGGCGCGCTTGGTGATGACGGTGGCTACTTCCTTGGGGAGCAGCACCTTGCTGGTGTCGAGTGCCATGATGATGGTTTCCTTTCGGATGGTTGGTGGCGGTTAGTCTTTGTTGCCGAAGAGGCTGCGCACGTATGCCTTGGCGCGTTCGTCGGCGGTTTTGCCGTCGGGGTGCTGTGCCGGGTTGGGCACGTTCGGCAGCTTCGGCGCTGGGTGCATGAGCGGTTTGAGGATGTCGGCGTGCGCCTGGATCTCCTCTAGGGTGCTGCCGCGCAATGCTTCGGCCGGGATGCCGGTGGCGGCTGATACCTGCGTCTTCCATTCGGCCTGCTGTTCCTTGGCCTTGTAGGCGGCTACCTGCGCTTCGAGTTCCTGCGTGCGCTTGGCGGCCTTCTCGGTCTCGCTCATTTGGGATTCCTTGAGCTTTTCCAGCTCGTCGGCGGCGGCCTTGTTGGCCTTGGCCTTCTTTTCCCAGTCGCGCGAGTGGCCGAGCGCTTCCTTGTATTTGGCTTCCCAGTCGATCTCCTCGCCGTTTCCGTTCGGTTCGGCCGGCGGGGTGGGGTCGGTGGTGTCCGAACCGCCTTCGGCGGGCGGGGCGATGTATCGGATATGGGGGTGCTGGAGGTTGAGGAACATGGTTGTTCTCCTTGTGTTCGGGCCCTTTCCGGGCATTGAAAAAAGCCACCCGTGCGGGTGGCTGAAAACTCTTGGCCCGGTTGGCGGGCATGAAAAAGCCCCGGCGGATGTCGGCCGGGGCTGGGATCAGTCGGCGAGCGCCAGTGCGATGAGGTTGCGGCTGGGCTGGTCGATGTGGTCTTTGGGTTTGTTGTGGTAGAGGCAGTGGAGCAGGTCTGCGCGCAGCTCCGTGTCGGTTAGTGTGACGCCGGTGTCTTCGATGTTGAAGTAAGGGGTTTCGAAGCGTTCGGAGTAGTCGAGTAGGAGCAGGTCGGTGTTGTCGTTGTGGTGTTGGGTGAAGTATTCTTCTTCGCTCATGACAATGCCTCCTGAATCATGGTATTGAACATTTTAGCCGATTCGGGGAAGTAGTTGGCGATGAGCCGCCATGCTTCGGGGTTTGCCATCTGCGCGTCGAGCATTTCGGCGAACGCTTCGGTGGATTGGAGTTGTCCGCTTTGCCGGAAGTAGCCTTTGGGGTGGCCGACGCTGCCGTGGTAGTCGTCGCCTAGGGCGGCTTGGAGCATGTCTTCGACGTTGCGGTCGGTTTTTGCGGAGTTCGTCGCGATCTCTCGGGCGATGGCCTTCATGACGCTTTGTCGGCCTGCGGGCTTGTCTTCGGCCATGAGGGTTGCCTGTGTGGTGTCGAATATGCGTTGGGCGTCCCTTTTGAGCACGTCGTTGAACAGTTTGCCGTTGTGAGGGGCCCATGAGAACGAGTTCTTGTCGAGTAGCCAGTCGAGCATGTGGCCGCTTTCGTGGAAGAGGTTCTGCACTGGGCGGTGTGCGTTGTCTCCGGCCATGACGGTGTCGAGGTTGAGGTGGATGCCGCCGTCGGAGGGACTGAAGTAAGCGCCTTTGGGGAGCCGTGTTTCTTTGATGTCGTATTGGGCGGCGTATTTGGCCCAGAGCCTCGCCGCGTCTTTGTGCTCGGTTTTGTTGAGGAGCCGGTTGACGCGGCGGGTATACGCTTCGCCGAGTTGTTGTTCGAGTCTGCTGCCTCGCGGGATGCGCAGGTCTGGCGCGAATTCCGATCCGTCGGTGAACGTGTCCGGCGATTCGCTGCGCATCCACGAGAGCACGGTGTTGGGATCGCTGCCGGCCCCGGCCGCTTTGGCGGCGTTCTTTGCCTGCTGGTATATGGCCTTGAGTTTGTCGGGGTCGTAGCCGTCGATCTCGGTCTCTCCCCACGAGGGGACGATCTTGCAGTCGCAGTCGTGGTGGTACTTGTGCCACTTGCCGGCGGTGTCCTCGCTGGCATAGACGAAGCCTCGGGATGCGAGCATGGCGCAGAACGCGCAGGTCTTGCCTTGGGGCACTCGCGCGTATTTGGGGCGGGTGGGGTCGTTCTGGGCGGTGAACCGTCCTGTGAGGCGTGCGGTCTCGTTGATGATGTCCTTGGCGAGGCGCGCCCAGTCGTCTTCGGTGTAGCCCTGCGTGTTGATGGCCCAGAGGTGATCCATGGTCAGGCCGGCTTTGCTTCGGCCGTTGATGATGTCGGTGAATTTCGCGCCGACGTGCATGGTGTTGTTGTAGCCGCCGACGATCTGCCAGAAGGCGCGGTCCGAGCTGACCTGCGCCTCCTTGTAGTCGGGCATGCTGATGCCGGCGGCTTCGGCCCATGCGGCTCGCACGTTCCTGTAGTAGTCCTGTGCGATGAGGTTGGCTTTGCGCGCGTAGTCTTCCAGTTGGCGGCGGGCTTGGCCGGTGGGGTCGTCGCCGAAGTAGAGGCTGTTGGGCACCATCGTCTTGGCTTCGATGATGAGGTCGGCGAGTTCGTCCTGATAGTCGTCCCACATGTCGTTGAGGTGCCCGTTGAACGCTTTACGCTGCGCCGGGCTGAGGTTGCTCAGCGGCAGGCTGTTGCTGTCCATTGGCTGCGGCCTCCTGCGTGTCGGTCTTGGCGGTGGCGATCTTGGCGCGTAGTTCGTCGATGGCGTTCTGCGTGCGCTGCTGTTTCTCGTAGGCGCGATGGGCGGCGATCTCGTCCCATGTCAGGCCGGCGCGGCTCAGGCCCACGTCGCTGTCGGCGAAGGCGGGGTTGGTGGACGCGACCTTCTGGTACCAGTCGGCGCGGGCGGCGTCGCTGGCTTCCTTGGTGGGTGCCCAGATCGGTCGCAGTTGGCGGATGTCGGCTTCGTCCGCGCCCTGGGCGGCGAGCGCCATGGCGAGGATGCTTTTGATGCTTTCGCCGAAGCGTTTGTTTTGCCTGTCGGCGGTGCGGGCGAGTTTGCGTTCGGCTTCGGCCATGGCTTCGGCGCTGGGGGGGGTTGTCCATGGTGATGCCGAGGTCGTTGACGGGGATGTCGGTTTCGCTGCTGACCATGAGGGCGACGGTTTTGAGCATGTCGGAGTGTGGCTGCATTGAGGCCTGTGTGAGTTGGCGCAGTTCGGGTTTTTCGCCGTTGCGGCCGGCGGGGATGCCGTTGATGACGCTGACGATGCTGCCCCATGTGTCGGGGCTTACCTGTCCTTTGTTGGCTCCGAGGAACCATATGCGCGGTGCCGCGTAGAATTCTGCGGTCGCTTCCATGCGCACGAGGGTGCGCAGTCCGAGGTCGGTGAGGGCCATGAGCGGGCGGGTGATGCGGCTGGAGCCGAGGGGTCGGTAGAGCTGCTGGTCGCTGATGATCGGCACGACGGTGGGGTGGTCGAAGCCGGTTTCGATGCGTTCGGCCTGCCATGTGCCGCCGTTGCGGCGGCACAGGTAGACCTTGCCTGGCAGCCATACGTCGAAGCGGGTGATGTAGCCGTCTTTGTCTTTGTCGCGGATGGTCATGGCCGCGCCGATCCTGTCGTTGCCCCAGTCCCATAGGGCGCTGCTCCAGTCGGCGGCGCGGGGCGTGATCCGTATGTCGTCGCCGTCGCCGGAGATGGTCATGAAGCTGCATCCGTGCGTGTATGCGGACACGATGGCCTGCTGGATTTTCAGGCCGAACGTGTTCGCCGCGATGATGTCGTCTACCTGCGTTTGGAGGGTTTCGGGCGCGTCGATGCCTTCGAACACGGAAAGGTCGGCGAGCGCGCGGACGGCTTTGTTGGGCCATCCGATCATTGGTTTGGCGAGGGCTTTCATGGCCGGTGGGATGCTGTAGGCGACGCCGTTGTAGTGGTAGTGGGCGAGGTAGTAGCTGGTGCGCAGGGTGTTGCGCGTGTAGTGGCGTCGCCATTGTTTGAGGAGTTCGGTGATGGTGGGTTGGTCGTCGGGGTCCACGCCGGCGATGGTGTTGGCGTAGGCGCTTTCGATGGCGAGCCAGCCGGCTTGTCCGCGCAGGATGGGGATGTCTTCGGTGTTCATGCTTAGTACCATGCTTCCTGTTGTGCGGTGGGGTCTCTTCTGGTGGTCATGGCCCCGTGGAGGGCGAGGGTGACGGCGTTGAGTGGGCTGATGTCGGTGTCGTCGTCGGGTCGGTTCCATCCGAAGAGTCCGTTTTTGCCGATGGGGCGTGTGGTGGCTTTGCTGGCGGCTTGCCAGAGTGGTTGTTGGCCGTCTTCGGGCAGGTGGGTGAGGGTGCCGTCTCTGAGCATGTCCTGGAGGCGTCCGCAGGCGCGGCCCATGTCGGTGGCGGCGGTGACGGTGACGGTGACGCCGGCCTGGGCGAGGTCGGGCAGGAGCGCGGTGGCGGGGCTTTGCCCGTCGATGACGAGCGCGGCGGTTTGTTCCCAGACCTTGTCGATGAGGTTGACGGCCCACATGGTGCCGTCTTGGTTGGTGTCCCTGTATTCGGCGAGTTCGATGTGGGCGGTGTTGTCGTCGTATCGCATGCATGCGCCGATGGTCAGGCGTGTGCGTGTGGGGTTCATGTCGATGCCGAAGCTCATGACGCCGCCGGGGCGGCGGCGCTCGATGGTGGCTTCCTCCCATTGGCGGCGGTCGATGGCTTGGCTGAGGGCGTGTTCGTCCCAGATGCCGAGGGCTTCGCGGCGGAAGTCGTCGCCGGTGAGGTTTTCCCACAGGTTGGCGATGGATTCGTCGCTGGTGTGGGACGGGTAGCTGGGGTTGGCTTTCCTCCATTGGTCGCGGTCGAGGGGGTCGGCGTCGCGGTCTGCGGTGAATTCGACGTAGAGGGTGCTGTGGGTGCGGCCGGCGCGTGATTTGTCCCTGAGGCGGGTGAACGCTTCGCCGTTGTCCCTTGGCCCGGGCGGGGTGCCCATGTAGATGGTCTGTGGGTTGTAGGCGCGGTTCTGGGTCGGCAGCATCGACGCCATCGCCGAGTCGGACAGGTGCTGGGCCTCGTCGATGACGAGCAGGGCGATCTTCTTGACGCCGCGCAATGCTCCGCGTTCTCGGGCGCGGAAGAAGATACGGCTGCCGTTGCGGAACCTGATCTCTTCCTTGCCGGCGGCGAGGCTGATGCCGTGGTCGGGGTCCACGAGGCCGCTCATTTCCGGTCTGAGCACGATGGCGCACATGCTTTCGAACGTGTCCTTGATGACGCTGAAGTGCTGGGCGGTCCATACGATGCGCATGCCGGGGGTTCGGGCGGCGCGGTGTATCGCGATCCAGCCGATGTCGTAGGTCTTGCCGGTCTGGCGTGGAATGGACAGTACGGCGTTGCGGGCGGACCAGAAGCCGTCGGCGCTTTTCGCGAGGATGATCCGGTTGATCTGCCGCTGCCAGACGTCGAACCGGTCGCCCGCCGCCGCGGCGAGGTTGTTCAGGCTCGGCTCTCCGCTCGTATACAGGTCGTCGGGGATGATCTGGCAGGCCGCCCCGTCAATCCTCGTGCTCATCCAATCGTTCGTCCTCCGTGTCCAGGGCATGCATGGCCGGATCATGCTCGTTCGACGCCTTGTCGATCGCCTCGATCTCGGCGCTGATGTCCGCGAGCCGTTTCGTCAGACTGGCGAGGTCGCGTGAGCTTATCGACCCTTCGTCGAGCTTTTCGGCGATCAGGTTGCGCATCGCCACCAAGAGCCGCCGGCGGTCCCCGGAAGCGGCGGCGTTGCTGACCCTGCGCGACCTCGAAGAGGGTTTCGACCGGGTGGTTTTCGGCGTTCTGGCGACCATGACGGCTCCTTGCCAAGTGTGGAAAAAGTCCGGGGGAAAAACGGCCCTTTGCCCGTGGTGGCCGTCAGGGGGCCGGGTGGGGGCTACTCCCCATCCCCGAACCAGTCCGAGCATCGGATCGGCTGGCTTGGAGCCGTGGTGTCGTCGTGTCGCGGCGCCTCGCCGTGGGCGATGAGGTAGGCGACGCGCTCGCGTGCCCATGCCAGACCGTGCGTGCCTTTGATGGCGTTGCACCATCGATGCGCCGGACCGCTGTTGTCGTGCGTCAGGGTGCCGCCTCGCGCCAAGGGTATCGTCTCGTCGATCACGAAGCTGTACGGGTCGGGCGAACGCAACGTGTAGTCGATGGGCCGATAGCAGATGTAGCAGTCGGCTTGCATGTGCCGCCACCGCTGCTGCTCCAGCCTGCGCCGATGCCCGTTGCGTTTGCGCGGGTTGCCGCTCACTTGAGCCTCGGCTTGCTGCTGCACTGGCTGACCTCGACGCCGGCCCTGAACACGATCTCGTCGGCGATCAACGGCACCCACACGATGCCCAGATCGTCACGAGAAACCTCCAGATAGGGCTGCCGGTCGGCCATCGCATAGGGGAAGATCACGCCATCCACGAGCATCCGCCCCCTGCGGGCGTCCACTTCGATACGCTTGGGATACAACGCCATGACACGCCTCCAATCGAACGCCCACACGAACAACAAACGGCGCCCGCCGTCGGGAAGCAGCGGGAAGAACCGCCGGCGAGACGTCTGTCTGCGGTGGTTTCTCGGGTGCCGCATACGCCGGTTATGCACGGTGCCGACGGCGGCTGGCGGATGGCGCGGGATTCGGACCCGCGAAGCATGAGGCTTGTCATGCTTGCCCGCCTAGCAAGCGGGTGCCTTCGGCCGCTCGGCCAACCATCCCGGATATGAGAAAAGCCCCGCCGGCATGGGCAGGGCTTTTCGATACTCCGATTACACGCGACAGCGTAACACGGAATCGGGTCAGGGTTCAAGCGTCGCCTGCGTCCCGCGCGTCCTTGGCTTGGGCGCACGCCAGCAATTCCAGAATGTTCCACGCCCAATAGGGGCCGTCGATGTGCCGCGTGCGGGGCATTTTGCCGCGCGTCCGCCAGTTCTTCAAGTCGTTGCCGCTCACGGCGACGCCAGTGTTCTCCCTGACCCATCGGGCGGCGTCGGATTGGGTGCGGGTGATGTGCATGAGGCCCGCGCGGCGCAGGTATTCCAACCGCACGCGCTTCAGATCGAGCCATGCGCCGCATTCGGGACACACCGCATACCGCGCGGAATGGGCGGCGTAGATCGGCGTGCGCACCGGTTCCCCATCATCCCCCAACGTGTTCAGGCAGTCGGGGCATACGCCGACAAGACGGCGCTCGTCGGCCCGCGTGGTGGCGGTTTCGACCTTTTCCGACAGTCGGATCAGGTCGGCGTATAGGTCGCCGGCCGTGTCGAGTCGTGCGAGGTCGTGCATGTGGTGCAGCAGCAGGCTGGTGATGTCGGCCCATTGCATGAGGGTGCGGGGGCGGCCGTATCGGTCGTGTCCGATCGGTTTGACGCCGAGCATGCCGCCGGTGAGTTGCAGGTGCGTTTCCACCGTGGAGTAGAGCGCTTGGGCGGCTTCGTTGACCGGTGGGGCCGCGTATGCCGCGTTGCCGTGGCGTGGCGAGCGTTCGCGGGTGGTGGCTTGTTTGTAGGCGATCTGTTGGAGGGCGGGCATGCCGGCCTTCAAGAGCCATGCGAGGCGTTTCGCCCAGTCCTTGACGCATTCCTTGCACAGGTTCGCGTCGCCGGCCGGTTTGCCGCAGGCCGCGCAAGCTCGTTGTTCCATCATCCCAGCCCTTTCGATGGTGCTATACTCACTTGTTGGACAATGCGAGCCTCTGCCGAAAGGTGGGGGCTTTTTACTTTCCCATAAAGCCGTTCCCGCCGTGGTGGATGGGCTGGGAACGGCTTGTTTTTCAACGGTTTGCTGGCGTTCCTTAACTTTCTCTTCTATTGTCGCCGATGCCGGCGGGTTTTTCCAGCGCGTACCGTGGTTCGAGGAATTCGGGGCGTTTCGGCTGCGCGGGTGCCGGGTGGGCTTGCAGGATGATGGCCTTCACCTCGTCGATGGGGATGCGCAGGGATTGCGCCGTCTCTTCGGGGCTGACGCCTTTGGTGCGCCAGTCCTCGATGATCCGCCGGATGCCGTCGGTGACTCTCACGCCCTCGCTCCTTCCTGATGGTCGAGTTGTTCGCGGGCCGAGCAGTCGGCGCACATCCGGGCGACGCGGCGCATGCATTTGCGGATCGCGGCATTGAGGGAGAGGGCGAGCACGGTGAACCGGCCGAAGCATTCCTGGTGCGTCACGTCATGGCCGGGTGCGGCGGCGCCGCACATGAGGACGACCGGCCCGATCTGGTAGGCCGTGACGTCGATGTCTATCTTCTTGTTCATTTCCTGTCCTTTCTTTGTCTGCTCATGACGCCGTATTGCCGGCCGCCCCATATGCCCTGCAACGGGTAGCCGTTGATGCGGCTATGCCCATCGGCCCACTCGCGGCACTCGCCTATGACCGGGCATGTCCGGCAGACTGCGAGCGCCGTTTTGGTTTTGGATGGCCGGGTGCTGAACCAGAGTTCGGGGTCGTGGCCGCGGCATGCGGCTTGATGTATCCAGTTCATGGGTTATCGGTCTCCGTCGCGGTAGGGGTTGATGTGTCGGGCTTCTTTCATGGCGTCGAAGCGGCCGTATCGTGCTTCCATGAGTTGTTTGCCTTCCTCGTAGGCTTGGATGGTTTCCGGGTTGGTGCGGGTGAAGGGTTCCACGGTGTCGCTGATGGCGTTGACATGCACGTTGGTGAAGCCGGCGGCTTCTAGGCGTTGCTGGATGGTGAGTGGGCTGTGGGCTGGCGTGTGGGCGGTGAAGCTGACCTGCATTATTCGAGGTTCCTTTCCGTGAGTCGTTTGGCTATGGTCTCGCCGAGCGGGGTGATCTGCCATCTTCCCCATGTGACGTGTTCGATGCAGTCCCGCACCTCCAATGCCTCGAAGGTGCGCTGGTGGTTGCGGTCGAGCGGGTAGGCGCTGCCGTTCTGCCAGATTTCCAATAGCAGTTCTCGCATGGCCGTGGTGAGTCTGATCCGTTCGCTCATGTGAGGTCTCCCGTCGTGTCGTCGAGCACCTGACAGGTGATCGCGTCGATACGCCCGCCTGTTTTCACGGTCATGCACAGGCGTTTGACGTCGCCGGTCTGCCGCACCTCCTGCGTGACGGTCTGCACATCCTGTTCGCCGAGCTGCGCCTGTTCGCCAAGCCCGTAACCGACCACGAACGCTGCAAACACACACACGAAGGCCGGCATGATCCTCACAGCCCATGGTCTACCGTTCCTCATTCCGTTTCCTCCGTCCCGTCAATGAGCGTCCATGCGCTCGCTGCCAGATTGACCCACCATTCGCGCTCGCTGTCGTCCGTGGCCTTGCCGCTCTCGTGGGCAATCGGGCAGTCGCCGACCTGCTCGTGCAGGCGCATGGCGAGCCGTTCCGCCTCGTCCGGCATGAACGGCCTACGGTTTATGGACCGCTCGAGCTGGATGGCGAGCGCGAGCGCATCGTCATGGCCTTGGGTATATCCGATCACGTAGGCCTCGGCCGGGCTGTCGTTGCCGAGGCCGGCGTCGGCGAGCGCGTTCAATGCCTGTTGGGTGATGTCGATGCTCATATGCGGGCCTTTCGGTGTTTGCGTTCGGCTTTCCATTTCGGGTGGAACTGCAGGAACGCTTTGAGCGTGCTTATCGGCTCCCAGAAGTTGCCGTCCGGTAGGTCGAGTTGCCACCATTGACCGCAGACCGGGCAACGCCATACCGGATCACTGCCAGAGGGCTTGCAATACTGACTACTCACTCCACGCCTCCAGTTCGCTGATGTCGGTCGGAATGCCGTATTGGTCGTAGTAGAGGCGTGTGCTCATTGTTGGTTCCTTTCGTGTTCGATGAGGTGGTCGGGGCAGATGTCGCAGTAGCTTTTCTGGCTCATTGCGGTCCTTAGATGAGGTGTTGTTCGAGCATGAGGCTCCAGATGAGCGCGATGCAGGCGATGACCAGCGTGACGACGAGCGCGGCGAGCGCTATGGAGATGATGATGGCGATGGCGGTGCAGAGTTTTTCGGCGAATGTCTTTTTGGGTTCGGGTGGCTGCGTGTCCATGTTGAGTTCGGGGTGGATCATCGGGTTTCCTTTGGTTGGCTGGTGCTGAGCATGCGGTCGAGGTAGGCGGTGTAGTCGTTGATGTCCCGACGGATGCAGTCCTGGACTCGGTGGGTGCCTGCGTGGTTTTGGTAGGGGTTGCCGCCGATGGCTTGGTCGGCGAGGCGGAAGCTGGTGAGGTCGAGTTTTCGGTGGTGGAGTCCTTGGGTGATGGGGTGTTCGAGGTGGCGGCTGAGGTGCACGTCGAGCTGGCGCAGGTCGAAGTCCACGTTGGTTCCTGCGGGGTGGAGTGTGTATTGGCTGAGGTGGTAGTTGAGGAATTCGTGGATGTTGAGCGCGGTGTGCTTGTAGTCGTAGCCGGTCTTGGGTGCTTCGGCGCAGGCGAGCATGAGCCCGTTGGCGAGGTGCATTTCGTAGGCTTTGAGCATTTCGGGGTGGTTGGCCCAGTTGCGCACGTTGTCGGGGTGGACGATCAGGTGCAGGCTGTCGCCTCGGGTTTCGGCTTTCAGGTCGGTGACCTGCATGCCGACTTCCAGGAGTTCGCACTGATTGGGGTCGAGGCCGGTGGTTTCGGTGTCGATCCATCGGAGCAACGCGAGGGTAACCGGGTCGCGAAACTTGCCGTCGATGAGGCTGGGATGCGCCGAGTAGATGATCGTGCAATCGCTGTCGGTTTTGATGGCGCCGAGACTGACGGTGGTGCCATCGCTTTGGTCGCACATGATCCTGATGCTCGTCATGCGAGCGCCTCCGTCCGTGCGGCCATGATCGCCAACCGCGCAAGCAGCCGATACTGCTCTTTCGCGTCAGGGTTCAACTTCGGCCACAACGGCTCCACTTCCTCGAAGCCCATGCCCGACGTACCCGTATAGACGGCGAGCGCCGCCATGTCGATCTCCCTATCGGTGATCTTGCGGCATACGCCGGCCCTGTACGCCTTGCGCGACGCGAGGCACTGGCCGAGACTGGTGATGCCGGTCGGGCGCTCGCCGTTGTCTGGGCAGGGGTAGCGTTCCTCGATCTCGTTGGTGATGATGCTCATCGTGTTCCCTCCATCGATTCGTATGCTTCAAGTACTTCCGTCAGGCAGCGTTCTTTGATGGAGGTCGTTTGGATCAGCGGGTTGTTTCCTTGCAGCGTGGCGTCGAGTTGTGCCTGGCGTATGTCGGCGAGCTGGGTTTCGAGCCATTGGTGGAAGCTCATCGTGGTTCCTTTCCTGTGTGGTCGTCGGCCCTTGTGGTGGTGTGCATGCTTACCAGTCCTTTTCGAGTTCTTGGCAGTCGGGGCAGATGGATGACGTGGTGTCGGTGAGCGGTGCGCCGCAGATCGCGCAGATGGTCGGATCGTTGGCCGGTTCGGGTCGGTGGGCTGCTTCCAGGAGGCGGCGGATGAGTTCGATGGTCTGCGGGGCGGGGGTTGTGGTGTGGGTGCTCATTGCTTGTCCTTGAGTTTGATGTGTTCCCAGTCGCATGACGCTCCGCCGGAGTCGGAGAAGCATCGGACGGCCGCGCTGCCGTCGGGCAGTTCGTACCAGCGGACGTATCCGGGGTCGGGGTTGTTCACGGTGCCCTGGCCGCAGCCTTTGGGTGTTTCTCCGCATGCCGTGAGCGCGAGGATGGCGAGGATCGCCGTGAGGGTTGCGGGTATTCGTTTGCGGGGGTTCATGATCGGGCTCCTTGGATGCCGGCTCGCATGATGTCGAGGTAGTTGGCGTAGTCGTTGCGGTCTCGGTGGATGCAGTCTTGGACTCGGTGGGTGCCTGCGTGGTTTTGGTAGGGGTTGTGGTCGAGGGCTAGGTCGCTGATCCGGTAGGTGCTGAGGTCGAGTTTTCTGTGGTTGGTGAGCTGGCGGAGCCAGTCGGGGTGGAGATGGGGGCCGAGTTGGTTGGTGAGTACGTCGATGTCGTAGTCCACGTTGGTGCCGGCCGGGTGGAGCACGTACTGGGATGCCTCGGTGTCGAGCCATGCGCCGAGGTTGCGGGCGACGTTCGCGTATCCGAATTCTTCGGGTTCGGTTTCCATGACGGTGTCCAGGAGCCCGTTGTCGAGGTGCATGCGCAGCACCTTGGGGTCGATGTCGTAGAGGCTGAGCTGGTCGGGGCGTACCGGGCAGATGAACCGGTCGTGTTCCTCGATGCCGTCCATGCTGGTGACGATCATGCCGATCTCCAGGAGTTTCGCGTTGGTGCGGCTGATGCCGGTGGTTTCGGTGTCGATCCAGAGCAGCATGTGTGGTTTGGCTGGCGGTTTTGGCGGGTTGAGGGGTTTGCCGCTGACGGTGATGTCGTGTTGGGTGTTCATTCGTTGCCTTTCTTGATGTCGATATGGGCGGGGAGGTCTTCGGGTGGCGGGCAGGGATGGCGTGTGCCGTCCGCGTTGAGCTGCTGCCAGCCGCCTGTGCGGTAGTAGACGGGGATGGTGGCGGGGTCTTTGCCCATGTGGACGAGGTAGCCGAGCTGGTAGGCGCGCTTGGGGTGGGCGTGTACCCATCCGTGGCATCCTGTGGTGCCGCTGCCGCAGAGTTGGAGCAGGTTTTCGGGTTGGTGGAGCCGGTCGAACGGGTGGCTTCGCGGTTCCCTGTGGTGGATGCTGTCGCCGCTCCAGTGGCTGCCGGTTTCCCGGTCGCATATGGCGCATCGGTATCGGTCTCGCCGTTGTACGGTGCGGCGGGTTTCGTCGGTGGGTTTGGTGCTCATCTCTGGGCCTTTCGTTGGCATTCGTTGATGATTTCCTTGGCTTTTTGTTCCGGGTCGATGCCGGTTTTTACGCAGGCCCAGAAGTCGGTTCTCATCGCGTCGGTGAAGGTGCCGGCCGGTACGTGGTCTCGGATGTGGCCGGTGATCCACCGGTCGTCGATGACGGTGCCGTCGGGCAGCGCGTGCCGGTAGGGTTTCGGCCGGCTGGGCATGGTGTCCATGTATGCGCCTTGGCGCAGCCATCGGCTCATGTTGGGCGCGTATTTGGGTTCGTCGATGGTTTTGGCGTAGGCGATGGCACTGGCGATGAGCTGTCTGGGGTCGGCCGGCGGTCGGCCGTAGACGCCTTGGATGGCGAGGTTCCACGCCTTTTCGGCTTCGGTTTTGCTGCCGGTGTGGCGTGGGTATGCGTTCCATGCGGTCTCGAATGGGTCTTCGAGCATCCTGGCCTCGAGTTCGGCCATGGTGACGCGCTCCGGCTCCGACTCGGACACCGGTGTCGGCGTCGGTGTCGGCGCGGAGGGGTTGGGGGAGGTTATATCGGTATGGGAATAGGTATAGGTAAGGGTGCTTCGTTTTTGCTTGCCGGTTTGCTTCGCGTTTGCTTCACCTTTTGCTTCGGCAAGTGCTTCACCTTTTGCTTCGTCCGGTTGAAGCATTTGCTTCGCGTTTGCTTCACTGTTGCTTGAGGCATTTGCTTCGTTTTTGCTTCGTCTCGAGCGGCCGGACGCCTTGCCTCCGGCACGGCCGGCGCGGGCGCGTTTTTCCTGTAGTTCCTTGGTGGCCGCGTACTTGCAGAGCATGGTGCCGTCCGGGTTGGCGGC